TCCATCATAGGCATTCTTAACAGAATCACCGAATTTTTTCCCAAGACCACCAATAAAATTAGTTGTTCCTACGGCACCTTTGTATACATTTTTTGCAAGATCAGTAGCACCTTTTACAAATCTATTATTAGCAATTCTATCAAATAATCCTCCGCCTCTCTTGGCGAGATCTTGTACTGGTTTACTTTTAACAACACTTTGTCCAAGATCTACGGTAGTATCAACAACCTTTTTGCCTTTTTGAACTACAGTTTCTGCAATAGGTGCAAGTCTTTGTGTGACTTTTTGCATCCTACGCTGTCTTCGGATTCTTTGTATATTTCTTGCTCTATCCCTTACTTCTTTCGGATCAAATCTTCTTGGTCGTCTTGGTCTCTTTGGTCTTTTTGGTCCACGTTGACGACCACCCATGGTTGCCATGGCAGCAATCAATGCCAGATTCAGCATTGTGTTGATTGCACCAGACAGTTTATCGAAGTTGGCTAATGCCTCATCACCCAACTTATCTTTAATGAATTGTCTACCAGAATCATAAATCTTGTATCCAAAGTCAACAAGATTGACAAATCCCTCCAGCAGTTTTGCTCCAACGGCAAAGATAAACTTACCAATGGGTGCCAAGAATGATAAAACTTTTGCTATTGCTGGAGCAAACTTTATCAGTCTGGTTACAATAAACCCAAGAATAACATTCTTGATGAAGTTTTTAATACGATCAAAGAAACTTATCTTGGGTAGATTAAGACCTTTTGCTTTCTTCTCATCTTTATTATTACTCTTTTCTAATTCTTCCTCTCCCTCAGCACGTTCTTTCTTCTCTGATTTCTTTCGGGATTGCTCTGCTCTAATCTTATCAAGTGCAAGAGATCCTTTGAGAAGAGTATCTATTTCAATACATCTCTCTTTTATTACTACAAGAGTGTCTTTCTTTTCGGCCGCATCTTCATTAGCAGTAGTTTTTTTATCTACTACTGGTGAGATTCTGGTAAGAGAACTTGTTTTTATCGGATTACTTGTTCCACCAGTCTTTTGTGGAAGTAACTTCTGAGCAGTAATTGCCATAGATTACACCGTTATCCCTAAAGTTTTTATCTTCCTTGGAGAAGACATTGCAGCAGCATCAAATGAAGGAATACCAGGTGACTGTGATTTCTCAGTCTTCTGGGGAGATTGTTGTTGTCCTTGTTGCATCTGCGTATATGCTGCAGTCGATGATGGTCTTGATGGTTTAGAAACAGATGCTGTTGTTACTCCAAGTTCTTGTCTTATCTTCTTGTAATCAAATTTTGGAACACTACCACCTGAACCACTTGAACCACCTGAAGAACTACTTGAAACAGATCTTGATGCTCCACTACTTGAACCTGTGCTACTCAGGGCAGTTCCTGATGCAGAAGCAACGATTGCACCACCAGTAGACATTGATGGATTATATGCTATGGGTTCAGTTCTTGCTCTCTCTACTATTGCTCTCTCAGAGGGAGTTGCTTTATCACTTGGACCAACCCAAGGAGAAATTCCACGTTCCTTCATTAACTGAAGTGCCATGAGATCCTGAACACCAGGACTAAACTTAGCATTGTCTGGTATACCTGCTCTCTGTGCAACTCCAGGAAGAGTGTTGCCAATGAATTGATATGCACCAACAGCATGAAGTTTACCAGACTCTATCCATTGATCATCAGACATTGTTTTGTCATCATATTGCAGTTTCTTAATTTCTGCTATGGTAAAATCTGTCAAAGATCGTCCATTATGTTGTGGCATCTTCTTAATGTCACCAGAGAACCCTTTAACTCCTCTACCACCAGCAGTTCCGATTTGATTTACCGCATCATATCCTGCTGCTCCAGACTCATACTTAGCAAGAACTTGTAATGCTTTCTGTTGAGTTTCAGTCAGACTACTACCTGATGGAGTTTCTTCTGATGGTTCTGATGGTGATTCTTTCTTCCCTCCACCGAACATACCACCAAAGAATGAGGATAAGAAATTTCCACCGCCAGCTGGTTTCTCTGTTCCTTCTTTGTTTCTGCCACCAGGTTCTTCAGATGGTTCTATACCAGGACCACCACCACTTGAATATCCAAATACGCCGTTTGACATAAGACTTGGGACACCAGTTCCACCTCCAGCAGCATTCATAGATCTCATTGTATCTACGCCAAATTTTGCAACTGCACCCTTACTCATAACAAACTCACCAGGAGTGAGCATTGCAGGAACAGTATCCTTATTTCCAGATCCAGGGACTCTACCACCCTGAGACATTTTTGCTGGAGGAGGATTGCCCATCTGAGTTGACATGTCCGTTGCTTTCCTCTGCAAGTCAGTTGGATTGTCAGGATCATACTCTTGACCAGCAACCATCTGCTTAGGTTCAGCACTCTCTATGGATGGTTCTTCATCAGTTGTTTCCTCTTCTTCATCAGCACCAACCTCAGTTCCTGTTAATATCCTTGCACCTAACATTCCAACACCACCAGCAACTGCTAATGCCGCTGCTGCTTTTGGATTCCGTGAAACAAATCTCAGTAGTTTTGGTACAGCAAATCTAAGAATTTGAACTGCCCAACCACCAATAGTTCTAATTAAACCACCGAACTTAGTTCCAAATAGTAAGTATGCTCCAACAATGGCAGGCCAAAAGTCCTTGAAGAATCTGATGAGGTTGTCAATCTTCTCTTTATTTTCTTTATCACCCATCCACTTAAGGATGTTCATTACAATATTACCTAAGATAACAGTCTTGATAAAATCAAAGATTTTTTCAAACATTCCTTTGACTGGAGCAAGAACTTTCTCAGTTGCCTTTGCCAGTCCTTTGAAAATACCAGACTCTAATCCTTTTTCTTTCTTTGCCCTTCTTGATCTTTCAGCAGACTGTCTTTGCTTACTGGATTGATCTGCATCAAACTCATTCTTTTCTATCAGAGTATCACGAATAGACGTGACAATCTTCAGGATCTCTTCAAGTATACCATCACCCGCCGCGGCCGCAGGAGTAATCTTACTTGGATCAAATTTTGTTATTCCTGCTGCTGGTGCTTTTACCAGTGCTCCGCCACCACCTATTCCAGGTGATGCAGTTGGTTCCTTTGAAACTGTCGCAGATTGTTTTCTATCTAATACTTTCTCTACAAAATCTTGGAATCCAATCTTATCGTTTCTCTTCTTAAATCCTTCCTTTCTCTCTTCAGGGGATAATTGCTCACCATCAATGGTTCCCTCAGCAGTAAGTTCCTCAACATACTGCTGGTATCTTTCTTCACCGAAAAACTTAGAACCGAACTTACTTGATGGCATTCCTTTGCTTTTGTTTTAATTCTTCTTCCTCAAGATGATGTTGTAATAATGCAACGTAGATGTCTCGTTCCCAAGGCATCAAGTTTTCAATCTCAGTTAATGAATATTTATGGTACTGTATCAAAGCAAAGTTAAGTCTGTAGTAGTTCTCCAGATCCATATGGATCAGGGCTATGCGAAAAAACCCGCAAGACCCTCAATCACCACAGTATTTTCTTTCTTTGTCTTAGGATTCTTGACCTTAATTGAGTGAGACAACTTGGGCATAGTCTCAAAGAACTTCTCAATCTCTTTAAACTGAGAAGAATTCATCTGCTCAAGAAATTCTACAATCTCTTTCTTAGAACAATCCTCTACTGCCCAAACTTCTTCCTCGGTAAAGATCTTATCGATACAAGTTGCAATCAAATCAAATGATTGATCCATTGCATTCTTATCATCAAAGTCAAAGTTGTTCTTGATGAACTGATCCAGTGATGGATACTTCATCTCCATCATAATACTATCATCAACCTTAATCCTGTTTGAATGTTCTTCGTTCTTCTGAACTTGAATATCATCCAGATTAATTGTGATGGGAACTTGGGTTACTCCATCATCGGGGCAGGTAACATTAACTTCAATCTCTTCACCAACAGACTTACCACGAATATTCAAGAACAAGTATTCAATATCAAAGGTAGGAAGATCCTCCACCTTCACACCTTTGGTGCGAATACAATTCTTGATTACATTCTTGATTGCAGATGTGATTTGCTTTGTATCCTCACTCTCCAAAGCAATCACAAGAACTTTCTCTTCCTTTACAAGGAAGGGTCTGTACTCAATCGTTTGTCCTGTTGATGGTAGTTCAAGTTCATATACCGGTGTGGCAATCTTTGGTAAAGGCATGATGTCCTATAGAATTTTTCAGTATTATTATTTATTAAGCAAGTCCAGATTGTATAGATCTGAGTTGATCGTTTGCACCAAGTGGAAGTTTACTATTATATAAGTTGGTGAATGATTGTGCGTTGGACTGTGCTTGACTTGATGGATTAAATCTGGTTGCTGGAACTGGTGGTATTAGAGGTGCAGTTTTACTTGGAGTCTTCAATACAATATATCTGATGTAACTCATTGATACAGTGACTTTCAAAAGAGATGATGCATCAAAGGAAATTGGCATTGATGAGATGCTCAAAGGAAATGACCTGATGAATTCATAAGTCAATTGTTGTTGATAGTCTCTCTCAAACTTTATTACTTTCAATCCCTGGTCAGCAATATAATCATTGGGATACTTTACCCTGTAATTATAACTTCTTGATGCAAGATTTGGTGGTTGCGCTTGATTGGGACCACCATCAGCCGAGATTGGATTGTCATCCTGATCTTCATTCATAATGTAACTAATCCATCCCTCAAAGAAACGGATTGCTGTGTAATTCTGAGCATCCACATAGAAAGTCAGATCAATTCTATCATCAAACTGTCTTCTATATGCGTGCTTCTCTGTTACACCAGTACGATCATTATTATTTTCAAGAGTTGCTAATTGTGATCCTGGGAGACTTGCCTCACAGCATGACAAATTTACATTATCTTGATTAACACCAAGATAACTTCTAACCTCTGGGGGGAAAGAAAGTTGCACCTCAAAGTGAGAGGTAAGGGCAGGTCTTAGTAATTTAGATTTAATGTCTGCTACAGACCTTGGAGTAGGCATCTATAAATAATTTTTAACCTTATATATTATGTATGGCAGAAAGTATCAAGAGTAAATACAAACCATCATATCCAAGTAAATATAAGGGCGATCCCAGTAATATTATATGCCGAAGTAGTTGGGAACGCAAGTTTTGTCGTTGGTGCGACTTGAATGAAAATATTTTGCAGTGGGGTAGTGAGGAGTTTCACATTCCATACATCTCACCACTTGATCGTAGAGTTCACAAATACTATCCAGACTTTATTATTAAAGTAAAAGAAAGCACTGGTCAGGTTAAGACTTATGTTATTGAGGTGAAACCAAAGAAGCAAACAAAACCACCAGCAAAGAGAAAGAAAGTTACTCAGTCATACATCTATGAATGTAAGACCTGGGAAGTGAATAAAGCAAAGTGGAGAGCTGCTCAAGAGTTTTGTGAAGACAGAAGAATTGAATTCAAGATCATCACAGAGGACGAGTTAGGTATCAAATGAACCGCATCGAACCCATAATACAAGATATTAAATCTGAGTCTAATGTTGATGACAGAATGGAATTGATAATGTATGCACTGAATGATACTGTAGCACCCATACCTGAAGAGGGAAACATCTGCACATTTAAATACTTTGCGAAGACTCCTAACATTTCATATGACCAACATCCATTGGTTGCTGTGACTGAATTATTCCAATGGGGATTTCGTGGTATCAACTTTCATCACCAGGAATACAGACAATATACCTGGGAAGAATTAGGAACTCAAGTATACATTGTTCAGCAGGATGAACTTGATGATTTACTATCCCTGTCATATGGAAAATTGGTGCTAAATAAATAAAAACCACCATATCTGATGGCATCGAAAACGTCTGGGGTAAATGTAGTTGACAGGAAAAGTAAAGGAAAAAGTTACTATAGCACTGATGTAACCACCCTTGCTGATGGATCGGTTCAGAGACAAACATATAGAGGTAGCTCAACAAAAGATGGAACTTTGGTGGACAAAGTTTTAATTCAAAGTGTCACTGTCAATAGTGAAGGAGAGGTCATTAAAGATGAGGTGACATCTAATGCGACTGTCGATGAACAAAGAGATCTAAGAAATCCAAAGTCCAACTTAAGGCAAGCAATAAAAACTCAAGTCAATAGTGTTACACCTGACCTTAAAGGTGATGGAAACATTGATGGAGTATCAGACTCAACTCTTGATAAGGCTGCTCTTGGATCTGGTAATGCTGCTCTCAATGATGTTCAGACATTAGAGTCTCTCAATACTGCACCTGCTCCTGCTTCTCAATCTCTTTCAGTTGCAGACAGAGCAGACACAAGAAAAAGTTTTCCAGACTGTGTTTATCCATTAGATCTTGGGAAGACAAAGCAAGATGTAATTAAGTTTACAATGCTTGAGTATGTTCCGAAAGATTTTAGTCAGACAACCTTTGCCTTCAGCGATAGATCAGAAGATAGAAAAGGTATAGGAACTGTTATTCTTCCAATCCCCGGTGGTATTCAAGACACTAACTCTGTTGAGTGGTCAGGGCAAAACATGAATGCCATTGACGCAGAATTAGCACGACTTGCATTGAGTGGAATAACTGGAGGTGCTAATAAATTCTTCAGTACTTTACAACAACAAGCAGATGCAATCGCTAAAAATAATAGTGAAGTTGGAACTGCTGCTGCGGCCGCATTTGCCGGAGCAGCAACGGGAACTGGTGGACAACTCTTGACAAGAACCACTGGTGCAGTCATCAACCCCAACCTTGAACTTCTGTTCTCTGGTCCTGCACTCAGAACATTTTCTTTCCAGTTTAAATTAAATGCAAGAGAAGCAGCAGAGAGTAAAGAGATTGTAAAAATCATTCGATTCTTCAAGCAAGGTTCTGCAGCACAAAAAAGTAAGTCTCACCTCTTCTTAAAGTCTCCTCATACTTTTGCCATACAATATCTTCATAGAGGTCCAGAGGGTGAACCTAATCCTTTCATGAATAAAATAAAAGAGTGTGCTCTGCAATCTGTTGCAGTGAACTACACTCCTGAAGGAAATTATGCCACGTTTGATGATGGTGCAATGACATCATACGAACTAACATTACAGTTTAGTGAACTTGAACCCGTATTCAATAATGATTATGAAAATGATAATGATACTACCATAGGTTTCTAAAATGTCAAATTACTTCAGTCAAGTTCCAGATTTTGAATATGTTAGTAGACTTCCTGATGCGAAGATCTCCGACTTTATTCAAGTAAAAAATTTATTTAAGAAAGGAAAACTCAGAGAGGATATCTTTCAAAGTGTTGCTGTCTTTGAAAAGTATCAAATTAGAGGTGATGATAGACCAGACAATGTAGCATTTGATTTCTATCAAGACTCTAACTTAGATTGGTTGGTTCTCACCTGTAATAACATCATCAACGTTCAAACAGAGTGGCCCTTGAGACAGACGGACTTCGATCGTTACATGCTTGAGAAGTATGGTGACTATGACACCCTCTTTAATGGTGCTCATCACTATGAAACCACAGAAATAAAAGATGGTAATGGTGTTGTTGTGATGCCCGCAGGTCTTAGATGTGATTCAACATTTGCTTTCTCATATACAGATAGTAGGAGTAGCACTCTATTCAATCTGTCCAATATCGCAAAGGCAGTCACTAACTATGAGTATGAATCGCAGATTGAAGACGATAAGAGAAGTATCTTCTTACTGAAGTCCAGATATCTTAATGTTATTCGCGATGATATGGAAGAAATGATGACATACAGAAAAGGATCCAGTCAATATAAGACTGAATCCTTGAAAACTGCTGATAATATTAGATTATTTCAGTAAATTAATATATGCTGCGATAACCAGAAGGGTTAAACACAACTGGTTGTATCTCATCATTCCTCAGCAAGTTTCTGGAAGTAGGACAAAGCATCATCCTCATCAGAGTCGTTAGACTTGGGGGTGATGTCTGGTGCATTGAAGTCAGCAGCAGGTTCAGGTGCCTTTGACTTGAAGTCAGGAGTGAAAGATCCACGACCTTCAGACTCATCTTCCAGTTCTTCATCAAAGCGACGGGTGGTCTTCTGACCAAG